ACGGGAATACTGCCCAAAACAGAAATGCCAGATGGGTACTCTGAAACTACCTATATTTACAATCTAGATAAAGTTTTAGAAATATATAAAAGTTTTGGAGGTGTTGAGACTATGAGGTATCCCTTAAATGACTTTAGCTATTAATTGGCAAGATGAGAATGGTTCTGGGTTTATCTTTTTCGATGCTGTTACAGCGTACACGCAAGACCATAGCGGGAAGACCACAGCCCACCCGATTGATGTGGGTGGGAACATAACTGATCACTTTGTCAAAGCGAACGCTAAATACAAAATAGGTGCGGTGATATCAGGTATTGATATTTCTACGGGTACTTATTTAGTTAAGGATAATGAAGGAAACTCGCCATACAACGCTAGACAAGCTCCGCCAGAAGTGTCTGTTAACTCTACAGATAACAGCGTTCTTCGTAAGTTTATTCCGAGCAGTATTGGTCAGTTTCTTTCTGACTCCACTCCAGATGTCGTAAGTAATTTAGAGGATACAGACCTTACGGAGCAAATTAGGGAAGCTTTAATTTCTTTAACATCCGGGGTAATTCTGGATAAGAACACAGGAAGATATAATCCTAATATTCAATTGATTGATCTTTATGAATATGATGGTTACAACATCACTCGTGTAGTTAATAGACTTGTGATGACTAACGTAACTTTCAGAGAAACACCCGATACAGGCTATGCTTTGTATTGTGACTTCTCTTTTGAACAGGTTACGTTTGCAACACTCAAGAAGACAGAAATACCCCAAGATGTTCAGAGTAGTCTTAAAAAGAAAGCAAGCTCTAAAGCCAGCAAAGGCAAACAAGATAGTACAGTTCAGGATGCTTCAAATAATGCGAAAGTAGAGGCTGCTCCTGATATTGATCCAGCAAGACAGGCGGTAGGCAATGGCTAAAAAATATGTATCTTTACCGCTTTTCTCAGATGCTTATTATGAATATGGTGTTGCTCTTCAAGGTGAATCGTATGTCCTTAGGTTTATCTACAACGAGAGAATGCAACTTTACACTATCTCTCTGTTAGATGCTGATCTAGTTCCAATTGTTATGGGTGAAGCTTTAGTACCAAATTATCCGATGTTCTTTGAATATGCTTTGTATCCTCTTACGGGATACTTCTACATGTACGAGAAAGCTAATCTTTTGAGTGAACCTTATAAAGTATATCCAGAAAATATTAATGAGTACTATGAACTTGTGTATGTATACGAAACGGAAGAATAACTCATGATCCTTCAGAAAAATAGGCAGTATAGACTTACAGTAGGTGATTATAAAACTGGAGATGGCCTGCTTATTGAGGATCTTCAAGTTACCTTCGATATAAGTAAAAGCACTAACAATAAGAATAGAACAAACTCAGCAAGTATTGAAGTTTATAATCTTAGTGAAGAAAGCCTTAAAGTTTTAGATACAGACTACCCTGCTGCTGTATTTGAAGCAGGTTATCTTGATACTGGTGGACCTAAAAGATTATTTGCTGGCCAAGTAACTAATGTCAGTACTAGGAAGTCTGGTGCAGATATTATAACCCAAATTACTATGGGAAGTGGCTACGTAAATTTAAACCACGAGACACTTAGCGATCTGGTTCCTCCTGGCAACAATGTAAAAGATACTATTGAAAAGCTTCGTAAAGCGATTGGTGCTGATCGTGGTGTTTATAATGGTACAAATCTGAATAACGAAATTATCTATGGTTATCCCTTATCCGGCACACCAAAAGAGATGCTAGATGAGCTTGCAGAGAAATACCAGCTTGATTGGCAATTAGATGATGGTGTGCTCTATGTCCATGATAATGATAGAGCAGCAACAGAGCAATTTCAACTAGCATATGTAATCTCACCCTTCACTGGTCTGATTGAGCGACCTTATCGTGTTTCTGGTGATAGGAGACGGTCTAAAAAGGATAAGGTTAAAAAGCCCGGAGTTCAGATGAAGATTCTTTTGAATCCAGAAATCAAAGCTGGGGACATTATCCAAATCGAAGAAGGGCTTCTTAAAGGTTGGTATAAAGTTGACTCCATTCGTCACTCTGGATCTTGGCGTGGGGATAATTGGTTTACTGAGATAAAGGGTAGCAGTCTAGAGAAAGTAGTTAAGGATAAATAAAATGATTAATGAAATGCAAGATGTTCTTACTGCTGCCTTCCAGTCACAAATGAATAATGTATATACAGCTATACCTTGCGTTGTGGTTTCACTTGCAGGACCTTCTTCTGTTAATATTCAACCTGCAATCAATCAGAAGATGAAAGATGGTGGTGTTAAAGAACGTCCTGTAATTCAATCAGTTCCTGTATCTTTCCCTGTATCTAAAACAGCAGGATTTACATTCCCCATTAAGCCGGGTGATACAGGAATTGCTGTGTTCTCTATGCGTTCCTTAGAAGCTTGGAAAACATCTGATGGTTATCCTTCGACACCTTTGAATTATGCAAAGATGGATAAGAACGATGCAATGTTCATTCCGGGTATTCAGACACAAGGGGTAGCTGTAAACAATCCAGCAAAACACATATATGACCATAGTGTTGAAGATGCTGTAATGTTTAATGGTCTTGGTGGTAATGAAACTGAAGTCAGACTTAAACAGAACGGCGACATTGTTCTGAAGACGCAACAGAAAGTAATCGTTGAGTGCGACGAAGCTAATGTAACAG